AGAAGTGCCGTTTGTTGCAGTATAGTCAACTCCGTCATCTTGAAATACTCCGTTGAGAAATACAAGTATAGAGCCCGCGGTGTAAGAAAGAGTAGCAGAATTATTGTCAGAGCCAGAAAAAGTAGTTTGATTGGAAGTTGCAGTATATTCATACTCAATCATTCCAGCTTCTAGATAAGAAACCGAATTTCCACCGACACCGCCAATTTCTACAATAGACTCGGTGCCTCCAACATCTTTTTTGATGTACATTTTGCCATCATAAGTGTTGATTGCAACTTCGCCAAGTGCTAAATTGGATGTAGTAGGTATTGCGCCCGACGTAGCCGAGCGCTTTAGCTTAATCGTCTGTGCCATTTGGCTTCCTCTTTAAAACTGCGTATATACGCGAAGGATTATATTGTTTAGAATGTACCGCCGTCGAGTGTCGTAATCTGAGTCTCAAAGTTGACAGTTGTCAACAGATTCGCGGTAGTCAAAGTATTGCTATTATTCGGATCGGGCTCAAATACCTGCCAAATGTCGGAAGTCTCATTCCAACGCAAGTAAACATTTGTTGCTGTGCCTCGCTCAATTTCAATACCCGCATTTTGTGAAGGAGTGCCCGTTTCATCACGGTTGAGAAGAATAATATTATCCCCAATTTCAACAGTGTTTGAATTAACAGTAGTAGTTGTACCATTTACAGTAAGATCACCCGCGATTGTTACAGCACCATCGTCTGCAATTGTCATTGCAGAAGTGAAAGAATTTACACCTGTACCGCTTGTAGCACCATCAGCAGTTTGGAAAATAATTGAACCGCCCGCACCTGCTCCAGTACCAGCACCCGCTTTAAAGGTAAGATTTGTACCGGCAGCATCTGTGCCCGAACCATCAATACCATGAATAACTTGCATGCCATCAATAGTGGATGTAGTGCCTGTCGTATCGCCTAAAGTAAGTTCTGTGCTTCCAAGGAATGTAGAGTCATTTACAAGTTGAGTATTTGAAATTCCTCCAGTTGCAATGCTAACCGCTCCTGAAGAAACAGAAAAGTCAGCAGAGCTAAAAGATGCAATACCTTTTGTAGATGTAGTAGCATCATCTCCAGTAATTGTTACATCATCACCAGTGTTACTTGTAGTAATACCGGTTCCACCAAGAATCTTTAACTTATCTGTGGCAAGAGCTACAACATTGTCTACCGCGTCGTCAGATTGAATAGTAAGACTTGTAGTAATCGAAGCAGTGCCCGCTGCGGTCAAACGACCTTGCTGGTCGACCGTAAAAGTAGGAATCGCAGTAGAAGAGCCATAACTTCCAGGAGTTACAGCAGTATCGTCAAGATCTACACTAAGTGTTGCTGTAGTTCCTGACTTAGCAATAGTAGTAGTAATACCGGTATCGCCAGTAATATCAAGAAGATCTTGAATATTAATAGTTACATCAGTACCTGAATCGCCTCCGACTGTAAGAGGAGCGGTAGATGCAATTACAATATTACCAGTGGTTCCATCGGGATGCCCGATAAAAAGTTTATCAGAGTTACTTGAGTACGCGAGTTCGCCTGCCGCTAGGCTGGTGCTGGGAGCAGCGGTGGTTGTACTGCGCTTAATTTGAATAGTTTGAGTAGTGGCCATTTAAATGGTCTCCAGCAGCCTTAAAAGGCCCCTCCGTCTAATCGACTATCTGTTTGCGTTGCAAGCAGGGGGTACCAGTCTGTGATACCATTGATTGTCCGGTAAACGTAAAAAATATTATTTAAAGTATCGTACCAAGTATCGCCCTCTTCTACATTTGTAGTTGGGGTGCTACCACCACGAAAACTTTGGTCTGCAAGAACTTTTAGAGCCTCGTCTAAAAATCCTGTAGAAATTGTGTTGTATCCCGTTACAGTCACACTTGAAGCGTCAATTACTCCGGGAACCGCTGTAGGAACTGCTAAGTTATATGCCTGAATTGTAGTAACATCATCAGTAAGATCAATAGATATCTGATCGCCAGTAGCTGTGATAGATGTTACATTTTCTGTAACTTCAATTGTAGTTGGGCCTGCCATTATCGTGTAACTTCCGGATTGATTGTAGCAGTTCCTTGCATAATCCTTTTAACTACTGCATCTGCATTCGTAAAAATTTCTAAATCATACACATACTGCCCAGCCGCTATATCTTTGCTACCCTGCCGAACAGTACCTCCAGAGTCCGTCCAGTTACCGTTTGGAATTTCTACCTTTAACGAGCCTCCTGTAGGATTTGTCTTTGTAACTTTAAAATAACCCACAATCGTAGTTGACTCATGAGTTGAGCGCAGTTGTCCCCGACCGGAGTAATTGGTCAAATCCATTGCGGAACCGTTTTCCTTAATTACCAAGTCAATAGCAAAGTCGGACCCTTGGTCAATGAATAAGTTATAAGTTGCTGCGCTCATTTAAAGTTCTCCTATGATGAAATTATAACAAAGGGGACATTCTATGTCAAGTTTTATTTTTTTGGTGGTTATATAAAATCTGGCCCTGAATACCACTGTACTAATGAATACCTAACACCTTGTGTAACAGGAAAGACTGTATGTAAAAGACTCGAAGCAAATATTATAATAGTTCCTTCTATTTTACTATCAGGATGAATATCTAAATCGTTTTGCCCCCAATAGTCTTTTATATTAAAGTCTCCTCCTTCGTAAGTAAAAGGATTTGATAATTGAACCGTTACTGAAATTTTTCTTTGCAGAGGTAGAGTTACGTCACAATCTCTGTGCCAATTATAAAACTCATTCGATTCATAAACTGTAAACTGCGGTTTTTCTTTATCGGTTATATGAAAATTCCAACCATTTAACATATTTGTTTTAGATACATAATTAAATAATAAGTTATCTACCCAACCGTTTTCTTCGAACCAGCCCACTTTATTTTTACGAATATTTGTATCTATGGTTTTATCAATTCCTGCAGTTTCTAAGTCTAACTCTAAACCTTCTGCTATTATTTTTCTACATATTTCGGAAGAAAACTCTCCTCTCCATAAAGAGAGAGGAGTATCTATTATTTTTTTCATTTTAATCGCCAGTCGTTGATAAGTTTCCTAATTTAACTCGAAGAGTACCACTTTCATATATATTTATTTTTGGACCGCCTGTTCCAGAGAACATAAAAATACCAGTTCCTCCCGCATTTGCATTTGAAATTGCTAACTGGTTTGCATCAATTGCATTTGCTTTTATTTCACTTGCTCCAATGCTTCCATCTACGATTAAATCTCCTGAGATAAATGTAGCAGCAGCAGTCCAACTGCCATTACTTGAAGAAGATTGTGCCACTGTACATCTCCAGCCGTAAGAAGGAGTGGTAGTATTATTTGTAGTAAGAACAACTATGTCTCCTACTACGGCATATCTGCCAATTACTGCCAATACCTGAGCATTCGTAGGGGTAAGTGAACTTGCCGCTGTAGTAGTATTAACATCTACATTGTAAAAAGCAGAACCACTAGGCCCAAGTGGGCCTGTGGGGCCTGCCGGACCCCCTGGACCTACTGGACCTACTGGGCCCTGCGGACCGATAGGACCTGTACCACCCGTTGGACCAATAGGACCTACTGGGCCCTGCGGACCGATAGCACCATCATTTCTTCTAGCATATACTGCAGCGCTTGACCAATCAAGTGTAGCGTTTGTAGTAGTAGGAGTACCCGTAGCTACCGCATAAGATACATATACTACTTCATTATCTGCAGTTATAGTCGGAACCCCCTTTTGCCAGCCACTAGGAGCACTCCAATTACCGTTACTGAAGTTATATGTTCCATCTGCGGGAGGGTTACTCGTTGCAGCTCCCCCATTACTTTTTATCTGGTATACATATTGTTCTACTGCAGAAGTACCTTCTAGAGCGTAGGGAGACCCCCAAGTCCAAGTAGTACCATTAGTGCTAGTACCCTTTACAGCCCATAGTTTTGTAGTACCTGTAGGAGGTGAATCAGACCATGTAACATTGCCTGATGGAGTAGCAGCAGTCCCAGTGGCCGTTGGAGTTCCACTAGTACGTGTAAAATAAATATTAACTCCGGTTCCAGCAGGACCTGTACCACCCGTTGGACCAATAGGACCTACTGGGCCCTGCGGACCGATAGCACCATCAGTGCCTATATAAGAATATAAAGTAGGACCGTCCCAAGAGGATGTTTGAGGAGATTGTCCGTCAGAAGTGAAGGTTCTAGATGCTACATAAATACTTTCACCTGTAGCAGGTGTGGGTATAGTTGTGCTCCAGCCAGACTCTAATCCATTTAATGGGGAAGAATAGGTTTGATCTGTTGCATCATTTCCTGTAGTGAATCCTAAAGTACTGTCATTAATCTTAAAGATTTGTACAAACTTTACTGCTTGAGTACCGCCTCCAGCACCTCCAAAACTAAAAGTACTGCCATCAAATTTCATGAAATTAGAGGAATTACCAATATTTACTTTACCACTACCGTCCATATAAAATCCGGCAGTATTATCCGTATAAGATGTTTTTCCTACAGAGTACACTTTGCCGTCTGCAGCAGGCCCGGACGGCGATCCTACCTGCAATATACTACCAACATTTAATTGATTTGTGGTAGTAGTATTTGCAGCAAGTCTATCGGCTGAAAGAGTCCCAGATACAATAACACTTCCATCAAATAGTTCTGTTACTACACTACTAAAGGAGCCCGCAGTGACAGTACTCGAGGTGTCTGTTCTTGCTCCAGTATATATACGCGTTGCTGCATTTGTTCCATCTGTCATTGTAACACGATCATTTGGAACTATAAAACCGTCCCCGGAATTAGCTATAACAAAAGCCGCTGCTTCAACCGCCGCCGCATTCGTTAAGGTTCCTTTCCAAGCTGCGGCATTAGTTGCAGAGGTTTTTGTAAAATCACCACCACCACGAGTAAGAATAATTTTAGACAGACTTACATCAAATTCTCCCATAATAGCATTTGAATCGCCTAAGTCTAGAACTTGTATAGTAAAACTTGCTGTTTTAACACTGGAAGTGTCTAAAATATCAGAAGTTCCTGTTATGGTAACCGCTCCTGTACTAGAATTTACAGAAGGTACGCAATTAACAGGACTAGAAGTAGTAACAAAATAAGTATTTGCAGCAGTACCAGTCGCAGCAAAAGTATATGCTTGACTTCCTTTTCTTACAACAAATCCACATGAAAAATCATTAGTATCTACAAGGCCATCAGATTGGCCAACAAAAGTATGATTAACATTTGTTGCACTAACAGAGTATGCTGCTTCTCCAACTTCTCCATATGCAGAAAAGAGTATAGGCCCGTTCCAGTCATTTCCACTAATAGCTACAGTAGAACCTGAATCGGGATAGACAACTCTCTTATCTACTCTCCATTCATATAAATTTGTAGAATCTACTCCGGAGGCGTCTTGGCTCCAACCTGACAGCGCTGTTACAGTAATACTATCGTCATCAAAATCGTAAGTAATATCAGGCAGAGTTGTAGGAGCCGTATTTGTTGTTGTATTTTTATAGTACTCTATTATCTTATCGGCAGCAGAAAAACGAGCAACTATTTCAGGAGTGCTCCAATCTTCTCCAGCAGGGTCGCTGCCAGTACCATCAATTGTGACAGTGGATGAGTTACTAATTGCAGCTGCCGCGCTTCTCCAAACATACTTAGCGGTTTTTGAAGGGGCAGGCATATCTGTAGACCAGGAACCCAATCCTGTACCACTACCCGTTGCTGCTATAGCTCCCGAGGAAAAAGTATAATCTATATCTTCAGGAAGAGTGGGAGCAGTTAAAGAATTTGTTCCTTGAAATATTTCTATTGTTGCTGAGTTTAATCCATTCTCTCCATTAAATTGTGCCGCTGTTGTCCACTCATCATTCTCTATATAATCGAAAGTTTCAAATCCAGAGGCTGCGGCAGCAACAACCCATACAACCTGTCCAGCAGTGCCTACAGCTTGTGCTGCTGAAGCACTTGTGTACCATCCTTCATCGTCTCCATCATAAACGGCATCTCCATTAGGATCTGTTCCAGTTGTATCAATTGCTCCGGTTTGAAGATTTACTTTAACTTGAGGAAAAGATGCAGAGGGGCTGGAAGGAGTTGCAGTAGCTGCTGCACTTTTATATAAGTAAACTTGCCCTACCCCGCCTTGGCCAGCTTTTACAAGAGCAAATGTTTGAGATACATCAAGAGTCAAATCAGTTTTTCCAGCTCCTTGAGGCACTGTGATTTCGTATGTAATTGACTCTTGTTCTTCGAAGGGGTCGTCTCCTAAAGAACCTATAAAAACATGATCAGCTACAGTTGCTACATAATCTCCTCCCGATTCTTGGGTTTGAGTAAATGCGCCTACCTGTATGCCTTTGCCGGTATTCTGATTATAGTCTTCGGTGGTAGAAGTACTAGAAATAGTCCACTCTCCATGATCGGGGTTACTAGCAACATACTTTAAAGCGACCCCACCTTCGAAAACTTTCATTACTCCGCCAGAGTTAACAACTTGATTATTTGCATTATTTACTACTACGCCTTCTGGAGTACAGGCAACTACATGACTATCATTTGTGAAATTCGCGGCAATACCTCCAGCACCTAGTCGAAGAGCTAAAATATTATCTACATCTTTTGCATAAATATCCTCTGTCGCAGGTTCGTTTGTATTGTCTCCCGAGCCCGGCACAGTTGAAGTCCAATTGTCGGGTTTTTCTGCTACGTCTACAACTACAATAAGACTGCCTCCGTCTTCGGAGCCAAAAGGAGTGGTTGTTACTCCATTTGTGGTTGTAGATAACCTATAAGGAACAGGCCAGTCAACAAAGCCTATATCTCCACCTGGGTCAAACCAGTCTGCACCTCCAGTAGTCTTAGGCACAACTACTCCACCTACTTTAAATCTAAATATAGGATCACCAAAACCTGCCCCGGCGGTAGCAGTAATTCTTAGACTGTCGGTTGTAAAAGGAGAAGAAATATAATCAGAAGCTGTTGGGCCTCCTGTCCATATAGGTTGTGTACCGCCTGAACCGTAAACAATATCATAATCTTCTAATTCAAGAAATACAGTGCGACCACCTTCTCCGGCAGCTACATCCCCAACTCGAGGAATTGATATAGAATCTATTGCTTGTTTTGAAGTATCACCGGGGTCTTCTTCTTCTATAACAGATACATGAACTTCTATATTTCCACCGGTTCCCCATGTTATAGGATTAGAACCATCCCATATTTCTTTTTTGTATACTGCTACAGCTCCTCCACTGGGAGTATTGTGAGTTGTATCTGCGGGTTCAAATATAGTATACCCACCATTAGAATCAGTAGGCTCAGTAGTAGGGTCTCCATAAGTTATTTTAAACTGGGGATTATCAAAACCATAAGCAGTTGCAGTAACAGTTATATTATCTGGTGCAAGAACTTGTTCTTGATCTGCATTAAATTGCAAAAATGCAACATTACTATCAACTTGAACTTCCCTTCCTCCGCCTAAATTAGGATCAAAAGTTAAAAAGTTATCAAATTGAAAACTTCCTCTGCCAAGACTATTATTATTTCTTATTCTTCCTACAATTACATCATTACGATAGTCTGGGTTATACTGCGGCTTAAATACTTTGTGGTTATCTACCGATCTGATTGTCATCGGAGCAAGCCGATCAAGATACATTACAGTGGAGGATTCTTTTCTTGCAACTTTTGCGATAAATAGTGGTTGCTGTATAGTTATTGTGGCCCCCACACTTTCATCAATTAAAGCCTCTTTTACAACAATTGTAGTGGATGTTCTCGAAACAATAGTAAATCTTCCTTGATTAATTCCCGAAGAAGATTCTATTTCTATTAAATCACTTATAGCCTCAACAGCGGTATACTGGCTAGGTAACGATATAGTTTTTGTACTTGCAGTAAAAGAAATATTTGTAGCATTAGCAGTAAGTTCTTTTGTAAATAAAATCGGAGTATTACTATCCAACTCGTCGAAATTAGTCCCTGTAACTTTATTTGAATCTTCAGTAATACTAATAGTAGGAGTATTATTAAAATTTTTCCAATGCTTATAAACTCCTGTATTTGAGGGGTTGTCGGCATGAATAACATCATACCAGTAAAAAACACCAAAATCCCTATCTACAGTATTACTTACAGCTAGTAACTCTTCTGTATCATTATTAACAGCTATATAAGAAAATCTTCCATCATCTGAAGAATCTCCAAAATACTCATCAGAGGGTTTTCTTAGAAAATTACAATCTATATTTGCAGAAGAGCCAAAAGTTACTGACTTATTTCGCCTAAATCTACTAGGAGCTATTGTAACACTATTAGAGCCACTAAATTTTAAAATACCTCCTCTATAGTCCTTCCAAGTTGTTAAATCTGTAGGATCTCCACCATTAATACTAGAAGGAAGATATTTATAATCTCCACTGATGTTAGTGACAATATCCCCTGTTTTATAACCATCTTCGTTATTCGGATACCCGCCCAAAGTACCATCAAATTCCCCCCGTAAGTTTCCTCCCGTAGAGGGGCTTTCATTTGTAATAAACGGGTATACAGAAGTAAGACCTTCTGTTTGAATTCCTTTTATTCTATTTACTTTATCTCCAAAAGGGTCATCAACAGTATATTTAAAAGATGTCCAAGGCGATTTCTTCTGAGAAACAGAAATTGCGCGCACTCGGAACATATAAGTACCATCTGGTACGTTTTCTAAAAATAAAGATCGAGTTCTATTATCTGTAAAGAAAGAACTTTGCCTTCCAGGAATAGTATGTAATACTTCGAAACTATCTAAAAACCTATTTGTGGGATCGCCATTATTATCAAATTCTGGGTAATCCCACTCTATAGTTAACTCTTCATTTGGTCGAGTAGCATTTGAATTTTGTAAAATACGAACAGATGTTGGGCTTATAATAGTTTCTGGTTCTGTAGGATAAACATCATCTGGAATGTCTATGATAGAGTCAGGATCATCTACAAATGCGTATTTTTCATTATAATGCTCTACTGCGGAAATACTATAAATATTCTTTTCATCTTGTGCGATTGCAAGAACTTTATAAAGATCGGGAGAGCCTGTTGTTTTTACACCACTAGAAAATTCTTCTAGCATCCATACAGAGCTAACTGAGGGAGCAGTTTCAAAAGTTCCCGATATAGTTATTTCCGCGTTCCCGCTAGCAGAGGTGTTAGTAGAGGAAGTTACGGACTTACTTTCAACAAAAGTATCTTTTTTCCAAGAAAGTTCTATTGGCCTATAGGTAGTAGCTCCATCCCTGTAAAAAGCGTTACTTGCTTTTTCTTCTGTATCAATAAATGTTGATTGGTACTCTTCGTCCACCTCATCCCAAATAAAAAGACCTGTAATTATTCTATCACCTCTAGAGTATGGAGTTCCTCCGCTGTTTACTACTATTCCAGTGTTGCTTAGCTCAAGGCTATCTTCCCCCACATAAAACGCGGCAGGCTCTGTTATAAGAACATTTAAGTTATAAGTATTATTAGCATCTAAAGTTAAAGGTCTATCTACTGTAACGACATGGTTACTACTACCATCAGTAGTTACTCCAGCAACACGGCCACTAAGCATTGACCCATAACGTGAAGCATCTTGTACTTCGATTACATCTCCAGGCTTAAGAAAAAGACCTTCAAAAGAAGTTCTAAATGATACAATTTCACTTTGGCCTTGTGCAGTAAAAAGCTTCCATTTGCCATATCTTCGTGCTTGCCCTTCGGAAGTACAGCCAAAAGCAACAGCATTTTGACTTATAACTCTTCCAGACGAAACAATATCGTTTCTATCCTCAACTATAACATTTGATTGTTCATATCCAATACTCGGGTCGTTCCAAGTTACTACAACTTGATTAACTCTTGTTTTTTGCCCTGTACTTTCGTATACAAAAGCTCCGTCAAGAACATTCGCCTTGGAAAAACTATATACAGGGTCTCCCGGCGCATCTAATACTGTAGATAATTTTCCATCCATCCAATACACAATAGATGAAAAAATAGTTGCCATATCTTTAACAACTTTATATACATCAGTCGCTTTTGCTAGGTACAAGTTTGCTGTAAACCTAGGCTCATATCCCCCCTTTCCGTCAGGAACTAGCTCATCACAATATTTTGAAACTCTATACAGAGAATATATATCTATGTCGGAAAGCTTTATCCATTCTCCCGCCCCAAAACGATCATTTGTAATAAGATCTAAAAAGACCCATACAGGGTTATTTGTATAATATAATTCGTCGCTAAAAGAGCCCGACCAAAAATTGGGGTAAGTAGGAACTGTATAGGCAGTGCCATTAGCGTCTGGCTTATTTTGGGTAGCAGTGCTGTATTCTCTGGGTAAATATCCTTGAGGAACTTTTACTTTCATTCCTCGAATTTCATAACTTCTATTAGGAACAGAAGTAAACTCTTTAGAGTCTAAAAATAGTCCTGCATGAGCGGTATACGGATAAGAAAATTTATCTTTATTTATTCCTACGACATTGGTAATAGAAGAAGTTGAATCGCCTTGATCTGTATCCCAATCTGGGGGTTGGTCTCCTCCTCCTTGCCTTACCCCTCGCCCTTTTGGTCGAGTTAGTCTAAATATTCGAATTTTAAAATCTTCAAAAGGTTTAATTATAGAAAGATCAATGTAGTGTTCAAAAGAAACAGCACTTCTGTCTTTTCCTGAATGTTCAATCTGACCTACAGAAGTTCCATCGGCAGATTCAAAAGCATGCTTGTATTTTTCATACTCGGTGGCTCCCGGGGGCTTTCTTGCAATTTGAATAAGATACTTAGCATAATTATATATATCGTCACCATTATCTTTACGAATGGCTTGTAATGAATTATACCCTATAGAAATTCTAACTTCATCTAAACTTTTAACAACATCTGGATTTACAGAAAAATTGCTTCCCTGAATTTCAAAAGGCTCTGTATTACCTTCACTAGTAATAGTTTGCCCTTCGGGGTAGCCAGTTGTCGAATGTACTTGCACCCCCGTTAAGGTATCATTTGGGTTATTAGTGTTCCATACTGTGTAGTTTATCTGCCTTAAAATAATATTTGTTAAAGTATTTGTGGCTACGGTATAGGAAGTTCCTCCACCAACACCATTTAATTCAGTAATTGGGTCTTGAAATGTATTGCCAGCTCTAAATTGAGCTACAAAATTTTCAGAAGATCCTGGATTTTCTGCATCTAATTCTGAAGCACTTGGAGACCTAGATCCTGTTAGTGTAAAAGAGTAAGTACCTGCTCCTAAAGAAGGGGGATCAACAAGAGTAATGGAAGTAGAGCCTATTTGCGTTATTTCTATAGTTTCTATAACTTGAACTTTATAAGGTATATTATTATTTGCTAACCAATAATTTTGATTATAATTAACTGTAGAAGGAATAAATGTTAAAGTACTTCCAGAAGACCACTTGCCTTCTCCGATTGCAATTATATCATTAGTAGTAGGGTCTGCGAGAGCAATAAATCTATTATCAATTAATTCGGGGGAACTTATTTCGAATCGAAAAACCCCGGTTAGCCCAGTGTTTCCACTATTAATATTTGCATCCAAAGTAATGGCTGTTACACTTCCGTTGGTTATAGTGGCATTATATTTAACATTAGGTACTTCCAAGTTCGTAACATTATACTTTACTTTTACAGTGGGAGCACTCGTGTACCCAGACCCCCCATTTGAAGGCGTTATAGTGGAAGGTAAAGAGCCCGCAGTGGGGTATTGTAAAGGAACAGAAGCTCCTTGATTATAGGTATTGTATTCAATAGAAAAATCAGATGTCCCTGTAATAGAGATATTCCCACTAGTTCCTTCCGCACTTGAGCTCGTTTTACTAATTCCTGCACTTCGTAATACTATAAAATTAGAATTTTTTGGAATCCCTACCATAGTGGAAGGTATAGTTGCAGCGCTAACATCGCCTGCTATATCTACGGAAGAGTCAAAATATATCTTGCCCCCTGCAGGAGTCCAAGGAGCATCCGGATCAATATCTTTTACTCGATTTCCATTAAGAAAAATAGAAGCATCTCCGTACAAAAGTCCATCTATAGGGCCTTCGCACAAAGCATCGTGTATAAAAATATGTTGTTGATTACTTTTTACAGGAGTTACCATTAATATTTTCCTTATCTAAATTCTAAATGAAAATCGAGCATAGTATCGAGGGTCTCCCGGAACGTATCCGTAGCCTCCGTTATAGTAGTAGTTACTATACACATTTTGTTTATTTCTTAACTCAAATCCTATTGGACGGCCTGGAATGCGTAATTGTCCGTATGCAACAGGAACTGGGTCTCCTTCTAAAACCGATTGTTCGCTTCCTTGAAATAAATATGAGTTTTCTCCGGCCGAAGTATCTGGAGAGTCCACAGCTGGGTCAGGAGCCATCATCTGCTGTATTCCTGTAAGTGCTAAGTTTACTGCTACTCCCGCAGCAATTAAACCTGCTGTTGTTAAGCCATAGGAAAACGTTACTCCAGCCGGCCCCACTGCAGTTAAACTAGCAGTAACAAAGTATTCTCTAAGGCCGGGGGTTAACATAATTGCTACAATTGCTACTGCTGCAAGTATTTTTCCTAAACCACTTTTAGAGCCTGCGGGCTGAGGAGATATAAAAATATCCCCTTCCCCCATTTTTAGCAGCATTTCTTCTTCATCATCAAGTCCTTTATCTCCTACTTGGCAGAGAAATCCTATATTTTTTTCGTGACACTCAACAAGATACTCTCGAAGTTCTGGAAAATTACAATTTAAGCATCTCCATACATCTGCTACAGATTCTGCATAAATTGTAAACTCAGAGCCGAATTTTTTTGCTATTGCTCCTTCTAAATATACTTTACGCTCCATATCTATAAACTCCGTCTAAACTTTTTACCCAAAACTCATTTAAAGGTTCTCTACAAGATAATCTATTTTCTGCGTGATGAAAGAAATTATTATCTCCAATATAAACACCACAGTGATCCGGAACATTATGCTTTACTTTAAATATAAGAACATCATTTTTTTGTATTTGTTCTAAAGAGACTTTTATTCCTCCCCATTGTTTTATAATTTCTTCTGAAAAATAATCTAATTCTCTATCCCACCAATTATCTTCAAAAGGTATTCTCGGAGGTATATCAATATTTTGACTCTTTAAGTAATCCCTCATTGCTTCAAAACAGTCTTGTACTCCAAACTTATACTCTCTGCCAATTAACGGATGCATTTTTTCTTCAGGTTCTACAATATTTAGTTCCATACTTGGATAGCTAAAAATCCAATAAGGAATTCCCAGAGCATTACAATTATTTATATCAGAAACACTAGGCTCATTTGAAGTATCTGGGTGACTATGTACAATTGCAAATATATCACACTTTTTAACAATTTTAAAGTAGTCATCAGATGAAAGTATAAAATCTTCATCACCCTCTGCAACATTTGTACAAGGAAACCATTGTTTTTTTCCTTTCACAATTCCAATAACTCCACATCCTTCGCGTGGATACTCTTTTTCGAAATGTTCTTGTATTTCTTCAAGCATTATTTAAACTTACGACTTCCTGGAAAGCCTCCAAAAGGAAGAGCAATATCTGTAGCTGTATGAACAGACCCAGTATATTTAGGGTGAAATCGAGTTTTACAAGAATTTACTGTTTTTCCGCAAACATCATTCGCAGGGTCTGAAACATAGTTATCGTCAATATCAAAATTCATTCGAGTATCTACTCGTATTACTAAATTGGTAGTGCCACCAATAATTGAAGTGGGTATAGTTATAGTTTCATTGCTTTCAAAACTATGTCCTGGATTATTTATAACAACTGTGGAAGACCCGCTTGCTACTGTAACTGTTAAAGCCCAGTCGGCTGGAAGAGTGTCTGTGTCTGTACCTGAGTATGTAATATTTGCAGTATTGTGATTTATACCATAAGTTCCATCTGTCGCACCACTTGAATCAGTAGTTACTGATATAGTTCTCATTCCATTATTTTTCCAAGGACATCCAGATTTTACTGACCCCGCTACAGCTCCTTTATAGGCCCAAGGGCAATACTTTCCAATTACATATCGATTTGGAACTTGCAAACCCTGAACATCTAAAGGATTTGCGAGCTCGAAAGATACTAATATATTCGTTTCCGTAGCTACTCTGTCTAAGACAAACTTTTGCGCTGGAAATTCTACAGGACTAGGTGCAGTATTGTATAGATAATGAGTTCCTGAAGTACCACTTTTTGTAGGGTGATTCTGAGCATACCATCTATCGACACTAGGAGTAGCAGTGGTGTCTGTTTCTTTTACAAAGGTATTTTTTAAAAGAGTTTTTCTATAAGTAACTGTAGAACCTAAAACATCTTCATTTTTTATAATTTGTAAATCTTTTAAAATGTCATCAAAGTTTGTTTCATTATCTGCACCATCGCTATTAGTTCTAGTACCAGGATAGGGGTACCCTGATATATTACGAGCTAAAGAAGCTATATTTGCAATATTTAAAGTTGGTCTGGATGCGGCTCCTGTACTATCTATAGAAATACCTTCTATAGAAATAGGGCAGGCTAAGTATTCTGCCCAAATTCTTGTTCCATCGCTTTGCTCATAAGGCATCCATACATTGTACTGGTCTTCCGTGTTTAACCCATCAACTAAATGAATTAACTCTGTTACAGTAGCTCCTTGATTATTCTTATACTTAAGATTTATGTCAAAAAGCTCGATAAAAGCATCGTCTAAAGCTGTTTTTTGTACTGTATCTATTAAATCTGTCATGCGGCAGGCTCATACACTCTTCGTAAAGTTGTCTGAATTGAAATTAAGTCTTCTGTAGGATATACCACATTATAGCCGTCACAGACTACACGAATATCTTCTGCTACATCAGTGGGTGAAGAACTTTCTACATCTTTTGTATTTGTAACTTTTAGTAAAAAATTTGATGCTTTTTTCAAATCAAAAAATGCAGCAATTAAATTACCTTCTGTATAGTATCTATTATTAAAAGTTAATGAAATTTGTTCTTGCTTACTATTTATTCCATTTTCTGCTCTTTGCTCATACCCGTCACCGAAACTAGCTGTTAAAACATTAAAAGCAACTTGTCGAGAAAACCCACGATCTGCAGTAATTACATAATTATCACTACTAGTACGAACAGGAGTTTTAGCACCTAAAAGAGTATTTAACTCGGTATAATCTATTGTAAATTGATAATATTTAGCCATTATGCTGCTCCATACGGACTAAGAATACCCCCAGACCGTTTCTGATTTTGAAGTTCTTTTTGTACAGCCATAGCTATAGCTTTACCCAATCCTGCACCTTGTTGTTGGTTGGCAGAAGTATTTTGCTGCGCATTTCCATTTGAGTCGACAGTTACATTTACTACAACGTTGTTAGTGCTCCCGGATCCTTTAGTCATTTGTACTGGAATTTCTTTTCCATTAGGAAGAGGTACAACTGCTTCTGTACCGTGAAGAATTGCAGGATATCCTGCTTGTCGTCCTTTTGCAATTCCTCCTCCCGCATATGCTTGTACTTTTTCTGCAACCCCGCCGTAACGCATTGAAGGATCTTGCTCAAATATACCGCCGGTTCTTGCAGGAATTCCTAAAAAAGTTCCGAAAGAAGTACCCCCAAGAGCTGCGGTTAATAGTTTTGCAACAAGAAGTTCTGCAATAACCTTTGCAATTGCTTGCAACATACTTTTTGCCATACTTGCAAAAGCTTCTTTTGCAGACATAGTTCCTTGAATAAGTCCGTCAAAAGCACTTTGCATACTTGAGGCTAAAGAGTCACTTACTGCATTTCCTAATTGTCCAATTTCGCTTAGATTTCTATCTGCGATTCGTTTTGCTTCTATAGCTTCTTGAATTGCAAATGCTCGCTTTCTAACATTATCTTGAAAAACTTCTTCGCTGATTTGTCTTTCATTTGCTGAAACTGCCGAATATTCTAATAAAGCTAGTCGAGCTTCTTCTAATTTTAAAGCTGCTTCTGTTGCATTGTTTTCTAAAGTTCCCTGAGTTCTTAAGGCCCCCGGAAGCTGTTCTGTTTGTACTTTTTGTACCTTTAAATTTGCCTGTTTTACATCCAATCGATTTCTTGCATCTATCAGTTTATTTAAAGTTTCTAAAAGTTTGTCCGCTTCTTCTGTATAACCGCCATCTGCTAGCTGCTGTTTTAATTCTTTGATTCCTGCGGCGGTGCTTGTTAATTCATCTTCCCCTAGGGTTCCTGCCATATTTTTAATAGAATTAAGACGTGCTTGTAGTGTATCTCTTGCAGCTACTATATCTCCCCCTCCTAAATCTTGCAATAGTTGGTTTGCTCCATCTTTGATACTTGAAAGCTCTCGAATAAATGAACTTGCACTTTCTTCGCCTTGTTTTGCAAATATTTCTCCTAGTTTTTTCAAGATTTCTGGATTATTAAGAGCTTCTTCGTAAGTTGCAATACCTAAGCTTTCCAAAATAGTTTCTTTTAGCTTAGGGGCTAGCTCCAGAACTCCAAGAATATTTTCTTGAGCCATCTTAATAGTTGCTTCTGCATTCATTTGCTCGTATAAATTTTCAACTTTTTCACGGCCCGTTAAGTTAGGAGCCCTTTTTTGAGCTTCTTGAAGTTGATTTCGTGCATTTAAATAGGCTTCGATTTGCTTTTCTATACTCTGGGTATTTATAAATTGACTTCTCTGCTCTATCGTTTCTAACTTCGCTATTCCTAAATCCTTATTTAATGCTTGTACAATAGCTTGTTGTCTTCTTAAAGCTTCATTTTGTTCATCAATTTTTTTCTTAATTTCTGCCTCTTTTTTATTTTGGGCTTCTCTTTCTGCAAGAGCTTTTCTACTAGTACCTGCGAAAGAGAGAACGGTGTCTGTAGCATTTTTAACATTTGCAGCAAGATCAGATAAGTCTACCGTATCTACTTCAAATTTAAATCTATCTGGTAAAGCTTCTCCAATTCTATTTATTCCTCCAATTACAAAATTAATTATTCCTTCGAATATTTTTATAACTTTAGCTGCAATGGCTTCTACATTCTCTACAAAAGTTAAAGGTGTTTCTGCCAATTTTTGAAATAATTCATATACCGCTTGTATTCCTGCAAGAATAAAAGTTCCTTTCATTGCCAAGGACATGGCTTTATTAATTACGCCGCCAGACACTTTAGCTGCAGTTCCTAACCCTTTAAAAGCATAGGAAGCAAGTGTTACACTTCCTCTAAGAAGCTTTACTCCTCCAGCGGCAGTGATTGCCATTGCCTTTTTAATTTTCTGCCCTGTAGTAAGACTTGTTCGTCCAAGAGTTTTTAACTCTTTTTCTACCGCTTCTATAGAGTCCACCGTAGCTCCGGCAAATGCAGAAGACGCTGTTTCTCCTGTTTCTTGTATTTCTTTTTTAACTCTTGCTAAATCTTTTCTTAACTTACCTAAGGCTTGAGGGGTTACTTCGATTCCTTCTGCAATTTTTTGTAAAGTTGTACTTTTTGCCCCAGTGCTTACAAGAGTTTTTGCAGCATTCCGTGCTTTAGCTGCAGAATCTTTTGCGGCTACAAGCAACTTATCCTCTGCTTCTTTTATTTCTTTAATTATAGGCTCTAGTCCAGTTCCTACAACTTTACCTGTTAAAGCAGCCGTTTTACCCACGAGCCCAATACTAGATCCAGCAAATCCTGCTAAACTTACTAACGAAGCTTTAATTCCATCTTTTAAGCCTGCAATATTTACAAGTATAAGAGTACCAAGAGCAGCAAATGCAACAGCAGCCGCATCTGCATTTTTATTTATAAAATCTGCTAAAGATGTAAATAAAGGTAAGAGTTTTGAAGTAATATTTTGTGCAATTTCTTCAAAAGTTTTTAAAAGTACTTCAAATTGATTTGCTAAAGCTGGGGCCCCTACTGTTTGTTGATTAAGCTGCCTAAGTGCTTCATTATAAACAGCTTGACTTCGTTGAGCTTCTGTTAAAGCTTTTTGATTAACTCCTAAAGATTGAGCGTATCTTCTTGTAGCTGTTTCTAATCTTAGCGTAATTCCTAATTCATCGAGAAGTTCAGGTTCTGCTTTTGAAATACCTCGTACTAAACGATCATAAGTATCCTCATAGCTTCTACCTAGACGAGCGGATAACTTTACAGACCCCTCTGCTAATCTTTCTAGTTGAGAAGAAGAAAACCCTTTTGCAGCTCCGATCGCAGCCGATTGAGCAGCTTCTCTAAAACCTAGCATGCCTTGGGAGGCTTGCTTTAGTCTTTCTGTAATTGTATTTACTGCTTGACCTGTCGTTTGAGCATAAGAAATTTGTGATTGTCTTAAATTCTCTAAATCTGCCGCTCTTTTCAGAAAGTTAAAGGCAGCAGTTAAGGCAAAAATTTGTGCAGCAAAAGCAGCATATGCGGGAACAATGCCTCCCGTAATCCCTTGCGCCATCTTAGAAAAGTTTTTAGCACCAGCAGAAGCAGTACCGGCCAATCCCTTTGCATTTTTTTCGGTATTTATTGCAGATCGGGCGGTATCATCTAGTGCCGCACCTAATTTTTTAGCATCAACAGCAACGCGTTTTGTAGTACCTTTATCGTCTACAATTACATCGATCATTACCTTATTTTTTGCCATTAGCCGCGCACATTATGGGTGTAGTTTTTTCCACCTCCTGCAGATTTAGACTTACGCTCCTCTGCTTTACGTTTCCTCTCTGCTTCTTCTGCTCTATATTTCATAACTACTCCTTCCCACAGTTTCATAATAAAAAATATATCTTTTTTATTACTTATTTTATGTAGTTTAAAAATATATTCACAAGATGACCAATCTTTTCCTAGATAGGTTCCTGACATCCCATCCCACTTATCTGAGAGGAGACTAAATACAAAAAATGCCACTTGAACTTCCTCTGGAAAATCAGAAGAATCGAGCGGCATTTTAGATGGATCAGGTTCTTGACCTAATTGTTCGCAAATTTTTAAGTACTGTTCAACATCTATACTAGAAGATGATTCTTTTACATATCTTTCAAGTAGACGAAGAATTTCCTCTACTTGTTGCTGGTAAAATTTTCGAGATCACCTACTGTTTCTGTTACCCAAGTATCAAAATTATTTGCATTCTTCATAAGAAGTTCTGCATTATCTTTTGTAAAAGGCAGTTCATCATCGGGGTCAAGCTTAGAAACATCAACCAAAAGAAGCTCTTCTAGGTATCGAAATTTTAAACCCTTCCACCCTTTAATTACTGCAGCACAATATTCTACTAAAAACTTTTCATCATCTATTTCTTCTTCAGGCTGTCTTGTTTTTCTGTTAAACTTCGTACTTAAACAACGTTTTCGAAGATTTAAAAGTTCTTCTCGAGCCAAATGGCACAAATTAACTGTAAATCCTTCATACCCAGGAAAGTTAATTGATACTGTTTTACTTGGAGTCATAAGACTCGCGAGAGAGATAGGCTCTTTCTTATCTGTCATAATTGTTCCTTAAAAAAGATTTGTTATTGATTTATACCACATATTATATCGAAGGCCAGGAAAAATGTCAAGAATTATTTTTAACACCTGGAAAGAAAAAACCCGCCGAAGCGGGTTTAAATAAGTATTATGTATTATATTATGGATAGGATTGCTGATTTGCAGAAGCTGTATCACCGAAATAAGTAATTACAAGCTCATCTGCCTTATTAAAGTCATCTGTATAAGCACCAAATCCAGTTTCAACAGAAATAACATCTTCTACTGAGTGAACCGGCACATCAATATGGACTTTCGGCATATTTATATACAAACGAGGAACATCCGCAGCAGCACCACCAATTTGGAAAGTAACTTGGAAATCATTTACAACCTTGTCCAAACCTTGTCCCGCAGTAGTCATATCATTAAATAAATCAACTGAAGAACCTCTATCTGCACCCGCAGTATCAAGAGTCAAATAACAATTAAAGGTGCCTGTTACTGTTCGACCGCCTGTTACACCTTCAATCGGAAGGTTTACGTTACCTAATTCCTCAGGTACCAGATATGTAATGTTATTAGAAACCGTTACATTTCCTCCGGTAAGAGTTAGATAATAATCTCCAGAAGGGAATGCAGTAGTATCTGTAGTATTTACAATACATTGTGTTAAACGGTTTCGAATAAATGCTGCAGTTGAGTCAACTCCTGCATCAATTGCCATAACTCCTGAAGTTGCCGCAGTATAAAGACCTAGTTTAAGGTCGTCTGCGCTATCAAGGATTACATCTCCTGCTGTTCTAGAAGTTGCAAAACTTGTACCAGATTGTACAAATACATCCCCAGCTGACTGCATATCTATAATATTTTTTGCAAAACCTGACCAGTTAATTGTAGCAATACCATCTACATCGAAATCAATTGAAGCTTCATTTATTTGGGCATTTACGAGCTTATATACCATTGGTTTAGTTGTACTTGTTTCCATTACAAAATAAAGATTACAAGTTGCAAGTACAGCTCTGTTTGATTGTCCAAAATTAATTGTATTATTTGCATTTGTAGGCATGGAAACAAGCTCATCAAAATCAGAATTTGCATCTACATTTAGATTTCGATAAAAAGCATTACTACTAGCAGCATCAACTGTAGAAATTGTTACAGTTAGGGTACCTGTACCATCACCTACAAGACTAGCAGGAACTGTAAAAGTCTCAGCAGCGGTATAGTCGGTACCACCACTGACTACTTGGACTGCATTTGCTGTACCCGAAGCATTTACAGAAATTTGAAAAGTTGCACCTGTGCCCAAAGTCCCGCTATAAGTTGTATCTGCGGCGTCCACAAGATAAGTACCTTGAGTACGATCTGTTGCAGTATCAGTTGTAAGAGTTAGTGCATCAATTGATCCTGCTGAAGAAACTGATCCAAACTTATCTGCACCTGCCATAATTCCCCAAAGAACTTCTTCTACTGCATGATGCTCTGTGCCAGTATAAAAAGGGCGTACATATGTACTAAAAGACCATTCTGCCGGAGCAAGAGAGTCCGTAAAAAGTCGACGACCTCGGCGACTAATTCCATCTGCGCCCTGCATTTCTGCAAGGGTAATATCAGAGGTATTAGTAGACTGCGAGAAGCTAAATCCATCTAATACTGGAATTTCCCACAACTTACTATCAAACTCTACATAGAGCTTTGAGTCTCTACTAAAGTATAATTGTTGAGCCATAGTTTATCTCCTATGAACTTTGAAAAGGCTTGGACGTGAACGTTTGTTCGTGCCAGCCGTTTCTAGTATCGAACCTCAATAAGAATTTCTCCAACTCCTAAAGGCTCTAACACACCCTCATCAGTATCAATACTAATAATAGTGATTTGTTGAGTAGTTTGCTCTAAGCCCATTCTATCATAGTAAGCAAATCTACTATTTTTTTCTAAAACTGTTTCCACATCTTCGAGTAGCTCATCAAGAGCATCTACTGCATCTTCTTGATTTACATAACATCGAATTGTAATATTTAGAAATCTATCTTTATAGCCTCCGCCTTGGTATTCCCGAGTTTCGGACCCTGCATTTAAATGAACAGCAGGAAATTCTTCAACTTCATCCCAGAATTTAAGACGAGAGCTGGTTTCAGCAACTGCAGTATGGTATACACCTCTACCGTCTATTTCTGCAATTTTATCTGCTAAAGCTTTGGTAATAGCAGACCGTCGGCTAGTGTATTGTCTACTTATATCTACCGCCACTATAGTCTCCTAGTATAAAATCTTCCTAACGCCATTTCTGCTGCAACTTCCCTGATAGATTTATCAATAAGACTTCTTGGATCTCTGTCAGGGGTTGCCCACGGGGGAGCTCCTCGTCCCATTTCAAATACTTGATAAGGTTCTTTATCATAAGTATAACCAAAGCTAGGAAAGCCTTTTCGTGTTTCTATTACATCTAATACTCTAACACTATTTGCAAATCTTCCACTTCTATTTTCTAGAGTGGGATATTTCATGTTTTTTTCTACAGTTGTTGGCAATTTTCTATTAATCATTGCTATTATCGAAAACATAGATCTTTGAGTATCTTTAGCAGGTTTTCTGCTAAAAGATTTTTTTGCAGCTTTTCTTTTTGCTGCAATAACTGCAGTTCCTGAATTCAACGTATTACTAGGGGCTTTCTTTTTACCCGCAGACTCTGATGTACTTTTTTTAATAGTACTTTTTACATTTTTATTTTTTAAAGCAACTTTAACAATAGGAAGTGCTATTACTGCCTCTATTTGCTCTTTTAAACTTTTAGATCCTTGCATATTTACAAGAGCATCCGCAGATATTGTTTCAGTAAAAAATTTTCTTACAATTTCTAGTATTAATTTTTCTTCCCTAGCATCTATTCCTCTATTTGTATAAAAATCTTGAAAAGTAATTATTGGAATATATTCTGCTTTTAAATCTCCTTTTGGAGTTACTAAAGACTCATATTCGACTAATACTTCTTTTATTATTTCTATATTTTTTAAGCTAATTCCATATTCTGTGAATTGATTAATTAAATAATCGTCAAGACCCGGGGCTGCAGCTAAATCTATACCTTTAGAAGAAGCCAAAGAAGCTGCAGAAGCTATTTGCAAAGAAGAAACTGCAGTACCTCCTGCGGCTCCATGTCCTCTATCTATTTTTGCTTTTACTCTCGCTCTTAGTGATTTACTTTTATCTTTAAGAACAAAATCTACTATTTCTTTTTTAATCGCTCCAGTAGTAGAAAAACTAGAGATGATAAAACTTTTTCCCTCGACTATATCTTTTGCAACATTGGGTAAAACTTCTTGAATATGAGCAAATTCTAAAGTTTGAGTGACATCTTTATATTTTCTAGAACGAACAAAATTTGACTGGTATCGTTTTGCAATATTTCTGGCTTTATCTATATCACTTTTTGTAATTTTAACATTCTTTATTTGTTTACTTCCCTTACCTCTTTCAATAAATTGGTCTAAAGTTTCATTTATAAAATTTAAGTCATAAAGCTGAAGTATTTGAGGTCTTTTACTTTGGGCATCTTTTCTTACTTCTTTATTGTACTCTGCGGATAACTTTTTAAGAAGCTGATTCGATATTCTTTTAGATACAGTTGCCTTGCTCACTAAAAATTCTTGTACAAATCAAGTACGCGTTTAATATGGTCAGGAAATGCCACATTATTACGCTGACTTGAACTTGCTTGATTCTGAATACTAGCGCCAGCAATAGACCGTCGTTCTTTGTGTTCATCTTTCAAGTAGTATGTAATCAAATCAAAAACTGCTAAACGAAGATCATCTGGTAAAACAGAATATCCTGCTGTATAAGTTACTCGAACTGCTCCTGGGCCACGAGCCCAGTTCTTATATGTCCCATTTGTTGTACGAATTACACTATCCGTAACACTATCTAAATAGTACTCAAAAGCTCCTGTAGTTAGTGTAGAATAAGAACTTCCATACGAAGAACGTTCTTCTACAGATACAATCGTATTTACAGGACTCTCAGTTAATTGAACAATATGAGTATCCCAGTCTACACTAATTGTATCCACTTTATTAGTACTATAATAGTCTACAAAGCTATTTGCACAATAAGTTTTTACTAATTGACTCACAGAAGGAATAATATAATTGAGCTGCTCGTCGTTTTTGGGGGTGTTAATCCCTTCGGCAGCTTTATATTGTACTAAGGTTACTAAATCAGTCATAAGTCAATTAATAAAAACTTGGGGAGGAAACCCTCCCCAGTTTATAAAAAGCGTTTCTATTAAGCTGCGAAATCAATCTTAACAGAAGGCTCGTTACCTGCACCATCACCAGGCAGAATTTCTTCGAAGCCAAGTGACTGAGAAGCTACGATTACACGACGCTGGTTCATGACTTCGTAGTCTTGCTCAACTGATACACCTCGGAGTCGAGGAGTAACGTAGTTACGGGTATTAACTGCGAAAGCAGCCGGAGCGCCTGCAGCCTCTGACGGGAACTCTTCAGATACAACTACGGGAGTACCGTAAACTGCACCGATAGTGCCCACTACTCGTGCTGCCAAATCAGAACCAACTTCATCCAGAGTCTGGAAGTTAGCATCATTCAACAGGTCAAAGTAGCTATTCTGGCTAACAACGAAAGCCATATCAGCAGGGTTCAGACCATACTTACCCATGTCTTCGCGAGCTGCCAGCAGAACGCCTGAAGTCAGTCGAGTTGCAGAACCGATTGACAGCGTAGTGCTGTGCGCAGCTGCATAGTTGTCGAGACCAGAGATAGTACCGTTACCATTTAGGATAACGTCTTCTACTGCACGACCATGAGCACGAGCTACTGATTCGATCAGCATAGGCATCAAGTTGATGAGTACCTGCTCGTCTACGTCATTGTCCATAAAGGTGCTAGAAACCAGACGATAAGCATTAAGTACTACTTGCTTAGCGTTATACTGGTTAGCAGTTACTTGAGGACGGTTTTCCAAGTTGCCGCTGGTAGCTGCGGTTGCCCAAGCAGCTTTGCCTGCGTCAGTTTGGATCGGCAGTACAGTTGCACCACCATTGACAGGAATCTCACGGAACAGTCGAGCTACTTTCAGCTCATGCATGATTTCCTTTTCGATCAGAGAAGAAACTTCCTGGTCGATGTCAGCGGCGTTAGCAGCGTAGTTTACGCCAGCCTTCTGCTGCAGGTCCTGAGCAAAATCAGTGTTCCAACCCTTACGAGTCATTACACCCAGCATATGAGCGGTCAAAAAGTCACGACCCCACTTACTGATGTCAGACTTTTCAGCGCGGTCAGCGAATACACGCTTTGAATCACGCATCTTAGCGATTTCTTCTGACTTCTCTTCGAGCTCACGCTTATACTTGGCAAGAGTCTCTTCCATATCAGCATTACGCTTGTTCAGATCTGCTTGCACATCAGCCAACAAACGGTCAGCACCTGACTCGATGCCTGTCTTAATAGCTGTCTTAACTTCTTCTTCTTGCTGAGCTTTAGCTTCGGCATCTGCCTGAGCTTTTTCAGCAGCTTCTTTGGCAGCCTTTTCTTCGGCAGCCTTTGACTCAGCTTGCTTCATTGCGATCTTAGCAGCAGTCTCCTCTGCTACTTTCTTCGCAAAAGCTTCCAAGTCGATTTCGGGAGTTTTTACTTCTTCCGACATT